GTACTACTGCTGTTACATTAACTAATGCTGATGTGGCTCAATTTACTATCAATGACGCGTTAGTCCCTGGTACTGGTGGTATCGCAGTTCGAGTTGGTCAGACAGTCATGTTGACTGTAAAGACTTTAGTTGGAGCTGTCGCTACTACTAATAAAGCAATCGTTACCGCTGTCGATACTACTGCTGGAACAATTGATGTTGCTTTCTATGAGGCTCTTGGTATGACAAATGATAACACTGGTAACGTCTATGAAATGTTCATCTATGGTTCTGAGTTCAAAAAAGGAACTAACGGAATGCAAGGTTCTTTAGAGGCTGATGACATCTTCTTGGAAAATAACCCTATCATCTTAAAAGACACTTATGCTGTTTCTGGTTCTGACATGGCTCAGATTGGATGGGTAGAAGTGACTACTGAGAATGGAGCTTCAGGATACCTTTGGTATATGAAGTCTGAGCATGAGACTCGTCTACGTTTCGATGACTATCTTGAGACTGCAATGATTGAGGCTAAACCTGCTGAAGCTGCTTCAGGAGCATTAGGAGCTGGTTTCATTGGATCTGAAGGTGTATTCCACGCTGTAGAGAACAGAGGAAATGTTTGGAGTGGTGGTTACCCAGAAAACTTAGGTGATTGGGATACAGTTATCGCTCGTCTTGATAAGCAAGGTGCTATCGAGGAGAACGTTATTTTCAATGATCGTGACTTCGGTTTCGCTATTGACGATATGTTAGCTGCTCAAAACTCTTATGGAGCTGGTGGAACATCTTATGGATTGTTCGACAATGACAAAGAGATGGCGTTGAACTTAGGATTCACAGGATTCCGTAGAGGATATGACTTCTATAAGTCTGACTGGAAATACTTGAATGACCCTACAATGCGTGGTAACCTTACAACAGGCAAGGTAAGCGGATTATTAGTTCCTGCTGGATCTACATCTGTGTATGACCAAATCTTAGGAAAGAACGCAAAGCGTCCATTCTTGCATGTTCGTTATAGAGCTTCACAAACTGAAGATCGACGATACAAGACTTGGATCACAGGTTCTGCTGGCGGTGCAACTACTAGCGACTTAGATGCTATGGAAGTTAACTTCCTATCTGAGAGAGCTGTATGTGTTATGGGAGCGAACAACTTCGTTATCTTCCAAGGATAATAATAACTCTTACGGGGAGGGGGTAAAACTCCTCCCTTTTTTAACTTTAATTAAATTTTATAAAATGAAAAACAAAGTACAACACAAGGATATGGTGTTCCTCCTTAATTCACAAACAACACCATTGAGCTTTATGCTCAATTCAAGAAACACTAAAGCTAACCCTTTATTCTATTGGGATGAAGACAAAGGCATTAACAGACCGTTAAGGTATGCGAAGAACCAAAAGACTCCTTTCGAGGATGATCAAGATGGTAACGCTATCTTAGAGCCTATTATTTTTGAAGATGGGGCATTGGTCGCACCGAAAACAAATCCAGTTTTACAGGAGTTCTTATTGCATCACCCAGGATTTGGAACTACATACAGTTTATTAGATAATGAAAAGGACGCAGCTGTAGAGGTTGAGAACATAAACATGCAGGCAGACGCATTAATTGAAGCCAAGTCATTAGAGTTAGAGACACTACTTTCAATAGCTCGTGTACAGCTTGGAATGAATACGGATAAGTTTAGCGTTGCAGAAATCAGAAGAGATGTTATGATGTTCGCTAAGAATTATCCTAGCGACTTCTTAGAGGCTGTAAGCGACCCTGAGTTATCAGTTAATGATATTGTAGCAAGAGCATTTAATGACGGCATACTGAGGTTTAGAAACGGGAATAAGGATGTATATATGAATCTCCCTGGGAATAAGACAAAGTTAATGACGCTTCCAATTGGATCAGATCATATTGATTCGGTTACATCTTTACTTAAGAGCGATGACGGATTGCCTACATTAAAATTAATCGAAGACAACTTGACAGAGTAATAAACATAAGTGCATGATAATCAAGAGAGGGTCTAGTAAACCCTCTTTTTTTTATTTTACTATCTTTGTAAAAAAGTGTTTAGATGATAAACTCAGTTAGAAACACAGTACTATCTGTGTTGAATAAAAATAATTACGGTTATATATCTCCATCGGATTTTAACTTATTTGCGAAACAGGCCCAACTGGATGTGTTCGAGGATTACTTCTATAGTTATAACTACTATATAAATAAAGAGAACGCAAGACAGTCTGGTACAGAGAATGCAGATATATCTAAATCTTATGCTGAGGTAATAGAAAGTTTTTCAAACACCTTTGGGTTAATACCAGGGGTTTATGGTTATGTTAGCAACTTCATGTCGCTACCTCAAAACTATTACTTGATAAACAAGATTAACTATTACCCAACTAAAGTATCTGATGGAACTGTGACTACCGTAACAGCGAATAGATTAATTGATGCGGCCGCTACATTCTCTACGGATGGAGTTGTCGCTGGTAACATTGTTGTAAATAACGATACTGGAGCCGTGGCTTATGTCATAGCTGTTGTTAGTGAGACAGAGCTAGTAATAACGGTAGATGTTTTTAAGACTATTACGGAGGCGTATTCTGTTTCAAGTACTGTTGGTATAAGAGAAGTTGAAAAGGTTAGTCAGAATAAGATATTCTTGCTTAACAGTTCAAACCTTACAGCACCAAACACTACATACCCAGCGTATGTAATAGGAGGGGCTACAGACGATGCGATAGGGAATACAGCTACAATATACCCACAGACAATAACGCAACCAGGATCTGTTATCGCTGAATACATAAGATACCCAAAGGATCCTAAATGGACATATGCTGATGTCCCAACAGCAAGTGGCGAACCTTTATACGATCCTACTCAGGTAGATTTTCAAGATTTCGAATTACCTAGTACGGACGAGCCTAGTATAGTGAATAAGATTCTTGAGTATGCTGGCTTATCGATAAGAGAGATTGAAGTTATTAAAGTTGCTTCATCAATGGAGGCTAGAGAAAACGCATCAGAGAAATAATTATTATGGCTTATATAACAGATTATCAATATTACGAAAACGGTGGAGCGGCTCCAGAGGATGCTAACTGGGGTTCGTACCAATATATATCCTTACAAGATATTGTTAACAATTATTTGTTAATGTATTCTGGTAACCATTCATTAGTTAATAACGAGGAGAGATTTAAGATTCTATTCCACGCAAAGAGAGCTATCCAAGAACTTAACTATGACGCATTCAAAGAGATCAAGATACTTGAGCTTAATGTTTGTGATAACCTTAGGTTCGTTCTACCTCCTGATTATGTGAACTGGGTTAGAATGTCTATGTACAAGGACGGCGTATTAATGCCTCTAACAGAAAATATTCAAACTAACTACAGCGGTGCGTATCTTCAGGATAATGATTGTAGAATATTGTTTGATGAGGACGGTAATGTTTTAAGACCTGAGAGATCATCAATAGATCACGACAGGATTACCAATCAAAAGAAGAGTATATACCTTAACGGTAACTCTATGTTTGATGGTACAGAGGGATGGTGCTACGAAGGTAGTTGGTATTTTGAGTATAATGTTGGGGCTAGGTATGGTTTAAATACAGAGACAGCTAACGTTAATCCTACATTTAAAATTGACAACAAGGGTGGAGTAATAAACTTTAGCTCAGGAATGGCGAATGAGCTTTGCATACTTGAATATGTCAGTGATGGAATGGAGGGCGGTATTGATAGCTTAATCACGGTTAATAAACTTTTTGAGAAATACGTCTATTCTTATATTCAGTATGAAATACTTAACGCTAAGTTGGGTGTTCAGGAGTATATTGTTTCTAGAGCAAGAAAGGAGAAAGGAGCATTACTTAGAAATGCAAAAATTAGAATGAGTAATATACATCCTGGTAGACTATTGATGAATATGAGAGGTAGAGATAAGTGGATAAAATAGTATGAAAGTAAAAAGAAGTTTTATTGCAGGTAGAATGAACAAGAGTTTCGATGAGAGACTTGTTCCAAAAGGTGAGTACATAGATGCTATGAACATTCGTTTAGGCTCTACCGAAGAAAGCGAGATAGGTGCTATAGAAAACACTAAGGGTAATGAGAAGCTAACTAGCTTAATATCTCCTAGAGGAATCTACGGTGGTTATCTAGACAACCTTCCTCTGTCTGCTGATGCTGTTTGTTTAGGTTCTGTAGAGGATTCAAAGAACGAAACTATATATTGGTTTGTTCATGACCCTAGTAATCCGTCTTCTCCTTTAACGGGGAAGTTGGACATGATAGTATCATATGATGTTGTTAATGAAACATTGGTGTATCACGTAGTGAGTTACAATGATGGAGATGGTGTAAACACTGCTTTAAATTTGAACCCAACATACCTTGTTAATGGGATAGATTTAATTGATAATCTTTTATTCTTCACTGATAATTATAATCCACCTAGAAGGATCAACGTTGATTCAACATATATAGATCCGATACCAGAAGCTCTTAACGTTATTGTTAAGCCACCTTCAGAATCTCCAGGGGTAGTACTTGTAAATTTACCAGGACAGGAAAATTATTTAGACACAAGATTCTTAGCTTTCGCATACAGGTATAAGTATTTAGATGGAGAGTATTCGGCACTTTCTCAGTTCTCTGAGATAGCGTTCTTGCCTAAGCCTTTTTCTTTAAGCCCTGAAACCTTTGATAATGAAGGTATGACTAACCAGTACAATAGTGCACAGGTTACATTTAACACAGGGACATCTAGGGTTGTTGGCATAGACTTAGTATTTAAGTTTGCTAATGGTACTATACTTAACGTTGTTGAAAAATATATAAAAGAAGATGAGGGGTGGATAGATAACACTAACGTTACCACTACATTCACAAACAGAAAGGTTTACACAACATTAACAACGTCAGAGCTTTTAAGACTTTTTGATAATGTCCCTCACAAAGCTCAAGCCCAAACTATAATGAGTAACAGGCTTATGTATGGAAACTATATTGATGGATATAACTTAACAGATAGCTTGGGTGAGGACTGTTTTCTTAATTATAATACAGAGCTTGTTTCTACTCCAGTAGACCAATCTGATGTAGAGGGAGCATTAAGCAGCGTCACGTACAACATAGACCCCTCATTAGCAAAAGTTGTAGATAACTCAAAACTAACTGTTGACTTAACTGGGTTTGAAGATCAACTTGATTCTGGGTCACTATTAAATATTTCTGTAACGCTTGGTCATGATTCATACTCAGGAACTTCAGTGCCGTCAGTGTCTCAACCAACCATAACTTTAAACTTAGTTTTTAATTTGCAGGAAGATTATGCGTCTGTTTATGATATGGTTAACAGTACTCTTTTTTTACAATCTATAGGGCAGTTTACATTCACACCTATAAGTGATTGCGGTACAGACTCGGCTGGAACATCTATTACGGATATATTTAATTGCTCACTCACGCCTTTATACTCCCCTCCACCTGGGTGGGATGTTGATAACAGTGGTATAACAGGAATTAATCAAGGTATAAAGGTTTACTCAGAACCAGGTAGCAACTCTTTTGATTTAACAATGCTTGCGACAAGGTATGAAAAAATTGGGACTCCTGGCTCTTATGCTTATGGATACTTTGATATAAGACGAGAATCTATTTTATTTTCTAATTCTGGTATACAAAAAAGCCTTCATAGCGATAGGGATTTTGAAGTGGGCATCGTTTACATGGATGAATATAATAGGTCTACAACAGCTTTAGTTAGTTCTAACAATACGATATTTGTTCCACCATCTGGATCAACTCAAAAGAATATTATCAGAACTACAATACCAACAACACAGAAGCCTCCATATTGGGCTACTAGATATAAGTTTGTAGTTAAGCCATCATCTATAGATTATGAGACTATATACTCAGCTATATCATTTAGGGATCCAAATGACAACTCTACATATTTTAGTCTAGAAGGGGATAACCAAATAAAAGCTGTTGAAGGTCAAAGAATAAGAGTTAAGAAAGATACTAACGGCCCTTTATCTTCTAGAGTAGAAACGGTTATACTAGATATATCAGCAAAGAGCAGAAACTTTATAAGTGATAACGATAATGATGGTGTGGAAATAATAGAGCCAGAAGGCCTATACATGCAGTTAAACGCAAATAACTTTTCAACTGTTGGAGATGGATCTGGGTTTTTATCAAGTGGGATTAAGACCTCTAGTGCATTAGATAGCCCATCTCCATATCTACCTACACTTCAATACCCAGTTCATTCTGAAAATCCAAATTTCGATATAGGACTACCTATAACTCCTACAAACTCTCCTTTTACTCCATGGGAAATTCCGTCTGGTAGCCTTGTTACCTTTAATATTGAATTTAATAGAGATGAAAGACTTGGTTGTGAACAACAAGTTTATACATATGAAAAGACGTACACCGCTAGTCAGAACTATAATAATCTTTATGAGTTTGTAGAGGGTGATAATATACGGTTTGATACAGGAGTACCTGTAACCAGTGACGATGCAGAACCTAATGAGAATATTTATTATTCAAACTTGTATGATGCTGATACAGGCACGGGAGGCCCATTATACACTATTGCAGAGATAGATGATCCAGAGGGGGAAAATTTATATCAATTTAAAGAATGGTCAGGAGAAGGAGGGTCAGAATTTTCTGGGCAAATGTATTTTATGATGAAGGGTGGTAGCTATGATTGCAGTGCTTCTAAAGTATCTATAATATCATGTCAAATAACTGTTGTTTCAACAGCAAATATTTTTGTTTTTGAGACACTCCCAATAGACTCTGATTCAGATATATACTATGAGGGTAGTGATAGCTACCCAATAACGGGCGGCTTCCATACTGGTAATGTCCAGACACAGACTGCTGTCCTTCCAGCAATAGTTGACCTATCATTCTTCAACTGCTTTACATTTGGTAATGGGGTTGAGAGTTATAAAATAAGAGATAGATTATCTACACCTAAATTCAGACTAGGAGAGAGAGTCACGGCTGTTTCTCAGGAGGACTATAAAGAGGCTCACCGATTTGCAGACATCACATATAGTGGTATATACAGTGAGGACACAAATATAAATAAACTAAATGAGTTCAACTTAGCCCTTGCTAACTTTAAGACTTTAGAAAAAACTTTCGGGCCTATAAGACTTATGTCTGGTAGAGCTGCAGATATACTCACATTACAAGAGGATAAGGTGTCTTATGTGATGGCAGGTAAAGATTTATTGACTGATGCGTCAGGTGGAGGTGTTCTAACCTCAGTGCCATTGGTATTAGGTCAAGCCATAGTCAGAATAGAAAACTACGGAATAAGCAATAACCCTGAGAGCTATACAGAGTGGGGATTCGATAAATTCTTTACGGACTCTAAAAGGGGTGCTGTAATAAAACTATCTGGATCAGGCAGGCAAGAGGAGCTTAGTGTTGTGTCTAAATCAGGGATGAGAGGATGGTTTAGGGATTACTTTAATCTTACACCTAACACACAAAAGATAGGCGGTTATGACCCTTACATGGGTGAGTATGTTCTTTCAGGGAACTTAAATGCATTACCTGTTGACCCTGTCTCAGTTCAATGTGGTACAACTCAAACTGTGACAATGTCAGAAAGCCTTAGAACTTGGGAGATAGTATTCCCTCCGTCTGCTGGAGAAGTTACCGTTAATTATGTGGTTGGGGTATTACCTATTGGTGAGGACATGGTGTTTGAAGTTACATATAATGGAGTCACCTATAGTTCTGGGCCTGTTACTAGTAGCGGATCATTCACATTCTCTAAGGACTCTGTTTTTAACAATACAGCTACAGTTGAGGTCACGCTATCAAGCGATTATGAAACAACATATAGTGTTGAAGTTAGCTGTCCAGTGTCAAATCAATTACAGGTTACGCAGGTAGGTCTTAATAGCGATGATGTATCTGGTCAGTTTATACATAATCAATTCTATTGGACTCAAGGTTCTTATGTTAGCCCTACAAGAAGCGATATGGTTATGTTGCTTTCTAGTGATGACACAATAAATGTATCTCAGTTTAGTTCTATATCTGGAGATGAAGGATCAGGATCTATACCATCATCTATTGGAGACCCGACAACAATAAGAATACAGTCAGCTAAGATAGGATCAGATGATTTTGTATTTAATCCTGCTATTCATAAGCTAAAGTATTTCTTATCTAGCACTGAGTTTCAGAACAACCCTAGTAGTATTCAGTCATTACTTACTCAATCTACTGACTTAACACCGATATTGAACCCACAAGCAGGTGTATATTATTATGATATACCTTACTCTCAAACATTAGTGTTTAGTCCTTACTTGTATTTAATATACGACTATCAGAACATTGAGTCTGAAGTATTGTGTTACTCAAACACATCAGCTCTAGAGGCTTGTTGTTCTTGCGTTACTTGTGCAGGCAACACACCATATAATAGTTCTCTAACACCTCAAGTAGATTCTACTACGGCTTGCGGTCAGACGCTTACAGAGACGTTCTATCATAGTGGATCTGATGTTTGCCCAAGCACAGGGGATAATGTGTATCAAGAGAGTACAATGACAACTCCTTTATCTACAGGGTATTACAAGACAAGCTGTGGATGGATTGAGGTAACTCCTGCTGGAGTAGTAAATAATGAAGGAACTTGTTAATAAAATAAATATATAATGGCAGTATCGTTTGGAACATATTATATGAACAGTAACAGCTTCAGCACTACTAGTGGATTGTGGACTGATGATGGTTTAACCACTGTAGCTCCTGACGGTTGGTATCAAAGCTGTGGGGTTTACAGAGAAATGACTGGAGGAGTTTTAAACGAGTCTGTCACCTGTCCTAGCTGTGTTGCTGATTGTGGAGATATTGTGACGTTATCTTCTACACAAGGGGTTTACAATGTAGAGGCTAATGTCGGGACTAACACGGGTGCTATATTAGTTAAGTTCAATCCTCAAACTGTAGGAGATGGCATACTTGTAACATACAATGGAGCCACATATAATAAGTTAAGTTCTCCAGTTGATGGTGTTCATCAGTCAAACACATTAGGTAACACTACTTATATTGGCGATTCAGGGACTGCCTGTGCAGCCTTAACAGCCTTACCTTCAAGTACGGCTGGAGTTAGCGACTTCACATATAGAGCTGGATCATTTAATTCTGATGGAACAACAAGCACAGTTGATATAGTCGCTGGAGATGTTAGCCTATCTACAGGAAGCCCAGGTGAGTGCGTTATGGTTATACCAAAGCCGCTAGGGACTCCATCAAGTATAGACCTACAGATAACTAGTATATGTAGCACGGGTGATTTTGATGTCACTGTTGAATGCCCAGAATTTCTTTTCGCATTCCCTGCATGCACTGGCCCTTTTGGTAATCAGACACAAGCTTGTGCTTGTCATGTTTACGACTCTACATATT